GATCATCATCCTCGTTGATGAGGACAGTGACTTGGGTTTTCACATCAACCCTAATTGCTTTCATTACACCCACTCAGGTTTACGGTTGGGGAGACGAAGATAATTATCGCACACCCATGGTTTAGATGCAACATACATCTTATATTTGTCAAAGATGGATATTGAAGTGTCAAGCTTGAACTCATCAGGTCCTGCAAAGACAAAAGGAGTGTGATTATCCCACTTCACATAAGGAATGATCTCGTCAGCAGCAAGGAGAGTCCTATAGCAGGTATGGTTTTTTCCGTACCGATTATAATACTCGTCGCATAAGGCAACGCCATGCTCAAGCAACCATCGAGAGTTTTCTACAGTCTCGTTTGCCCACTTGGTGCAAGGGTGATTACGGAACGCTCCTTTCTCTGTAGCATAGGCGTTGCCATCTGCCTTAGGCAAAGTACCATAACCATGTCCCCACTTGTCTGAGGCGACTATAGCGAGCATCTGGCAGGTCTCCAGAGGCATCTTGACAATGTGCTTGTCAGGTAGAACCTCGGCAGACTTGGCGGGAGACTCGTCAGTGACAAAGATGTTCATAGCAAATGCGATACAGAGATCACTAGGAGGAATGTAACCATAATAACGATGTCCCAAGATTTTGTCCTTACAAAGTAAGGAATTGAAATACTATCACCCACCATCTGCAATACGACACCAAGTGTTGTATTAATATGAAGGATAGTAAAGTAGGCAATGATCACAAGACCACTGCCTAATACTCTCATAAAGACATCAACTTTGGTCATCAACCAAAAGTAGAATCGGGTTCTAGTGCAATAAAGTAACGGAGGTCATGATCCTTAGAAGTAAAGCAAGCAAGAAGTTTCTTAGAGATCTTAACCTCATAAGTTCCAGGAACTACGCGGATGTTCTCAACCTTGAAGTTAAAAGAAAACTCATCATTAGATTCAGCAACTACCACAGAATAGACATTGGAAGTGTCATTCTTTTTGTCGCGGACAATGAGTTTGACTACTCCATTTTCACCAATGACAGAGAGATCAGGTAATTGATACACTGCTGCTGCCTTAAGAACTTTTTCAAGTTGAGCAGTGGTCAGATCAAAAGCAACATCAACACTAGGAAGAGTCAGGGTTTGGTCTGGGGGAGCAATAATAACAGTGGGATCAGCAAAGAAATACTTGGAATGATTTTTACCTTCCCGAATGAATACATAAGAATCATTCTTGAAATCTAGGTCAGCATCACGATGTAAAGACAGACCGTTCAGGAACTGATTGAGATCATAGATACCAAAGTCCTTAGGAAACTCCTCGGTGATAGTTGCCTCAGCCAAGATGTTTTTCATTACTGACATCGTGCGAAGTTGACTTCCTTGCTTGAAAAGAAGCGACTGATTAATTGAAGAGAAGTTCTTCAACAGGTTGAGAGTTTTGTCAGAGAGTTTCATTGTCATTGAGGGTAGATTTCACGGTTAGCGTTTTTGTCATTGAAATGCATTAGAAGCACAGCATAATGCAGAATCTTCATAATGTCACGACGGGCGGTGCCTTTCTTGTCATATCGAGAGGCATACTTGAGAATGTTGGATCGGCAGAATGATTCACCATCACCACAAGCTTCGATAAGATCAAGGGTTTGAATCCTATCATCACCAGCAGAATAATGCTGATTATAAGTTCCAGAGATGTAATCTCTGAGCTCCTTGAGGATTTTTTCCTCGTTGTACTTAAGACGTTTGCCTTCATTGAAGGTTATTACATCGTCATTATTAAGGGTTATTCTATCGTCATTCTTATCTGGTGGAATCCAGAAACCTTCCCCACTCATTTCGTAACCTTCGTTGATCAGTTCATCATAGTTCATTGTATCAAAACTCCGTAGTGTTGTCAATAGTGTCAATAGTGTCAGTGTCAACATCAGCATCAATCTTAGCATAAAGATCGGTGAATGCACTCTTGGTTTCTTCATCGAAACGATTGAGACAGACTTGAATTGCTTTCAGTTTGTCACCCCAGATAGCATATGCACGAGTGATGTGAACTAGGCGACGGGTACTGATCACCTCATCGACACCACCATCATAGAAAGTCTTGCGGATGATGTCTGCCCAGTCAGCAAGACGCTTGCAGAAGTTCTCATCGTCACAAACTTTGGTGAGAATTTTAGTCTCAACAGCGACAGTAGGATACTCCTGCTCAAAGGTCACAGGAAAACGCTCAAGGAATGCTTCATTCATAACATTGGTGCCGATGAAGCGACCATCCTCAGAACCTTTACCCTTGGTATTAGCAGTGGCAAAGATTTGAAAACCAGATGTTGGTTGAACATATGCCCCAGTCTTCTTCAAGAACACCCCCTTACCTTCAAGGATTGATTGAAGACAAAGGATTTTATTGGAGGCTAGGTCAATCTCATCAAGGAGCAAGATTGCTCCACGCTGGAGTGCTTCGATGACTGGTCCATTGTGCCATACAGTAGCACCATTCACAAGACGAAACCCGCCGATAAGATCGTCTTCATCAGTTTCAATAGTAATGTTTACACGGATGAGTTCACGTCCAAGTTGAGCACATGCTTGCTCCACACCAAGAGTCTTGCCATTACCAGAAAGACCAGTAATGAATACAGGGTAGAACATATTAGACTTAACAATACGTTTTACATCAGCAAAGTTGCCGAATGGAACGAAGTTCTCATCCTTTGTAGGAATAAGATTCTGCTGAACTACAGGCATAGCAGCAGGTGCTTGATAGTTACGTTCAATTTCTTCCACTTTACGTTGAGTTACTTCCAGATTCCATTTGCCGCGACCAACCTTATATTGCTCAAGTCGTTTGGTAATAGTCTGATATGCAACATCATGAGAGGCACAAAATCCACGGATGTCTGCAGCCGTAAACTCAGAACCATAGAGACTGCGAAGTTCTTCGATGTAGTTCACTTGAGAAGGCATTTGGTTGATCCGTTTGGTATGTATATACAATACACTAAAAAACCGCCCCGTGGGGCGGTAGTGGACAGTTTATAAACTGGCCTTTCTATGAACATTGTTCTCCTTCGGAGTCACGTATCTGAGGTTATCGATATTGTTATTGGATGGATCACCATCAATATGGTCAATCACCACAGTGTCGCGCACCCATTGCTTTGCTTCCTCAGGAAGAGTGTTCCAGACTTCCTTGAGTGCCTCTGGAGGATACTGATCGACAGGCTTCCATGCTTCCATCACTGCCTTGTGGACAGTAATATTCATCACAGATTTAGTACCACCCTTGGATCTAACGTGATCAAAGTCTTCAAACAATTCTGGACTAATGACAACGGTGAAGTTGCATTCATCCAAGCGGCCGCGCTTACTATACTTGTAACGCCAGGATTTAAATTTATTACGAAAAGTGGTGTAGATATCTCCACACCTATTCACATAATAACCAGGAATAGTAATACTATATCGAGTGAGAGCTCTCCACTCTGAATTGGATTCAATGCTAGTAATGATCATAATTTTTTAGATTAAAGTAGATTATGCAATTTGATCTACGAAGTCGTTAAGAATTTTACGATTCATAGAACTTGCTTTAAGTGATTTTTTGAATGCACTGCGAATCTGAGATTTGCTAGCAGCATCAGGAACAACGAACTCACTGTCATCGTTCAGTTTATTGGAAGCAAGAATGAATAGTCTGGAGAAACCCAAGGCAGTCAGGGAAAGACTACGTTCTTTCTTCCAAGTTCTTCTCATCTTTTCATCTTCAGACCCCCGAAGATCAAAGCTATTAAGCATTCGAGAGACATCAGAGTTAGTAACAATCCGAACACCAATGAAGTTAACTGAGGGATTTTCGTCTGCGATACACCGTAGAAATCCTTGTGTCTGAGTCCACCAGTTACCAACATCGTAGGAACCACCAGTCTTACGATTACGAAGGATCGTACCGTAGCGACAAGCGTTCATACCAATTCTATCACCAATTTGCACAGTTCGCACAGATCCTTGTGCTTCTCCATCAGTCAGAATAACACACTGCACCTTTTGAACGCCAGTTTTTGATTTGAATTGAGGAATAATCTTCCTGAGACAAGCGATTGCCTCGTTGAGAGGAGTGCCAGATAGTGAGAAGGCATTACAAATATTATAGTGCCATCTGTAACCGCGACGACCTTGACCATCTTGATGCCATGCCAAGCGATAAAGATTTTCACAATCCCTTTCAAAGTCCTTTGACTTTGCAGTGCTACTCAAGACATTCAACAAATGGAATTCTCTAGGAATAGCAATCTTATTCTCTTCATCTTCATGATGAAACCTAAGGTGTGAATTTAATTCATTCTCACGAATTTCCTCAGGAACATATCGGAGATGAAAATCATTGGTGAAAGCATACACATCAAAAGGAATGTTGACTTTCTTACAGAATCGAACCAGATTCAAGAGTTGTTTGGTCGTATCTACAAGTTTATCGCTCATAGAACCAGACCAATCAAGAAGAAAGATTAGACCATGATTTTTACCGTCAGGAACAGTGGTAATTTTCTTGAATAGATCTTCATTGTACTTATATGTGTGAAGCTTAGAGCAATCTAAGACACCAGTGCGAGCAATAGTAGACCGCGAATAAGCATCAGCAGACTTACGACACTCAAACTCTTTAACCATGTAACTCACTTCTTTAGAAGAAGACTTCTTATGAGCATTATACTCAGAAGTTACAGTAGTGAAATCAAATTCACAATTCTCGGGAGGATTACTCCACCAGAATTCATTGATTTTGCGAATATAGTCATTACCTATCATGATGGTGTCAAGATCCATGTCAGGAAACTCAACATACACTGGGTCTCTACCATCTCTTGCAACATTAAGATCCTGAACAGATTCGCTTAGGTTAGTTTCAGTCTTAACTTCTAGGGGATTTACAGGATTGTAATGACTACCACCCCCAGAAGGCATAGTAGTAGAAACGGAATCTTCAGAAACAACATCAGAATCAGAGTCGTCAGTCTGAGAAGAATTACCAGGAGTGGAATCCATAGAGGACTCAGAAGAACCAGAGTCAGAGCTAGAAGAACTTTGTTGCGACGAACTTTGCGGAACGCTTTCTTCATTCTTTTGGAGATTTTTTTCAAGAGTTTGTTCATACTGTTGCTGACGTTGGCAATATTCATAAAGATTTTCAGAGACAATTAAGACATCAGCAAAAGTTTCGCATTCGGAAATTTGATTGATCAGATCCATCTCTTCCCCACTCTTAATGGGGATGTCAGAAAAATTGCCAATCTTGAAGTGCAGATTAGCACGATCAGCAAGATTCATGCTATCAAGATCTTCTTCATCAATACCAAAGAAATCCTGGTCACTCAGATCACTATACCCCCGATAGAAGGTTTTGGCAAGACCTGCATACTTTCTCTTCATCAGTTTCTCGATGCGAGCATCTTCAACTACATTGATGAATTGGAAAGGAATATTTCTTGGGGGATCTTCATTAGGAGTGAAGAGAGCATGTCCGACTTCATGTGCGACCAGAAGATCATACACGATGTTAGAAGCACGTTGCCACATCGGAAGGACCAACAATCGGTTATTAACATCGAAGGATGCTGTGTCAACATGCTTGTTTTCAACGATGAGATTCTCAGTCGCTAGCAGTTTGGCGAGTTGACCTTTGACCTCATAGTTGACGATTGCCATTGCTGTGTCCGTTTCGATGTCCTTAGTATAGGGCAGAGTGGGGCAGAGTCAGGGGCAGAGTGGACACTTTCAGAACTGTCCACTCTCAGGAACGATGCTCGTCGTTCAAATCATTGATGAACCTGATCAAAGAACTGTCAGAGAACTGCATGAACTCGTAGTTGTCCTTATCTAAGCAGTGGCCTCCCCATCCAAACTTACCATCCCATCCAGGAACTTGAGTGTGTGATCTGCCGATCCTAGGATCAGAACCAACTAATGCAGCAAACGCTTCATAGGATGATTCGCACCCAAGATTTTTATGGATTTTATACAGTTCATTAAAGTAACTGACCTTTAAACCTAGGAAGAAGTTCTCTGCATACTTTACTAGGGCGGCAGTTTTAATATCTGTGGTATAGATCTTACCAGCATTCAACTTGTCCAGTCTGGTCCAGAAGATATCAGCAATAACTTCACATGCAGTTTCGTCACCACCGATAATACAGAAAGTTTGATTCTGAAACTTCTCAATATTGTTATTAGAACTCAGATACTCTGGACTATGGACAATTTTGATGTTCTGATATGTATCCTCAGCCCATGAATAAAAGTTAGGTGTTGCAGTTGACTTACAACATACAGGGGTCTTCTGTCCAATGTATGTGTTTAGTTCATCCAAGACTGGTTTGATAATCTTAGTGTTATCTTCCTTGGGAGTATCGACGCAAACAAAGACGGCATTAAATTCTTGCCCAGTAAAATCTTTGATCTTATTACTATTAATCTTTGGATCAATAATAACTTTTTCTTCATCAGTGAAGATAGATGCCACGGCAGAACCAACGTAACCATGACCGACAATCATTACTTTCATAATACCTTTTGACTAAAACCTTTGACTTTTTCAAATTTGATAGAGTTGGGAAATCTATCGTAGAGTTCTGTCTTGTGAGAGATCACAAATATATTAGCATCTCTGATAACAAATCGAATGATCTTCAAGAACTCTTCGGTTCCCATTCCATCGAGAGAACTATCAAACACTTCATCCAGGACAAGGAGGTTGGTGTTTGTAGAGTTCTTATATTTAGCAACCTCTCTCCAAGTGAACAAGAGAGCAAGGTCAATACGCATCTTTTCTCCTTCGCTGAAGGATGCGTAAGAAAAATTTTCGTGGATAGGAGACTGAACAGTCTCACTAAACTCTTCATCCAGAGTGAAGTTTATATAAAACTCCATCATCTGAAGGTAGCGATTAAGTTGTTGATTGATTAGGGGGAGATACTTTTTGATGATCTTAGTTTTTACTCCCCCATCCTTAAGTAAGGAATATACAAACTCGTTGAGATAAATTTGTTCTTTATCAGTAGCAAGTTCGTTGTAGGATGTCTTCAGTTTTTCGTTGAAATCTCTTAACTTGTCATGCTCAGTATTTCGGTTTGCAATTTGCTCGGTAATTCTTTGAACTTCCGATTCCAGATCTCGGCATTGGCGTTGCAACCCAGAAATCCGAACATTGTTTTGAGAAATGCCATGCGTTAGAGAAGTAACCTCCTTTGTTAGATTGTTAAAGAGAAGCTCTCGGTTTTCTTCCTCCTTTATCGACTCCTCCAGCTTTTTAAAACCTTCTTGGAGTTCCTTTAACTTAGATTGAGCTTCACTGATATTATCTAGGCGAAAACTCTCTTCAATATCTTGCTTACAAGTAGGGCAGACCGTATTCTCTTCAAAAAACTTATAATTTTCGGTAAGGGTTGCTACCTTCTGAGACAGAGTGCCTTTAATGTTACCAAGTTGTCTTAACTTTTTGTTAGCATTAGCAAACTTAACAACCTCTTCTTGCTTGTCATCAAGGTCATGGTTGAGTTTCCTGTTCTTCAACATCAACTCATCGATATCACCATCAATCTCTTTAATCTTAGAATACTTACGATTGATAGTCTCCATC